CTCAAACAAACGTATGCACAAATTGTCATGGGACACCTCGAACTTGACGGATTTGAGGTGACGCCTGGTCTCAAGATGGAGCATGGTATGGACCCCAAGATCTACAAAGACTTCAAACAAGTTTTCTCGGGTCACTTCCACCACAAGTCAACCAGAGGTAACATCACATACCTTGGCAATCCTTACCAGATGTTCTGGAACGATTACGCTGACCAACGTGGATTCCATCTTTACCAACCAGCGACCAACAAACTCAAGATGGTCAAGAATCCATATGAGATCTTCAAGAAGGTTTTCTACAATGATGTAGATAAGAAGATGGATCTTGACTACTCCGAGTACAAAGATACCTTCGTCAAGGTTGTTGTAGAAGAGAAGAGGGACTACTATCAGTTTGAGAAAGTCATTGACAATCTTTACAATGCTGGGGTTCACGACATCAAAGTTGTGGAAGTTCTGGTTGATGAAGATACCAATGAGGAACCTGATCTAGAAGTCAAGGACACACTGACACTGCTCAACGAATACATCGATGATGTAGAGGTTGCCGTAGATAAAGGTGAACTCAAGAAACTTATGAGATCGCTATATATTGAAAGTTGTGAGATGGTCTAATGTCCTACATCCTAACTCTCAAAGACTTACCTGAAGGTGTCTTCTCGATTATCGATAAGGACACTGGTGACCACGTTGTTCCCATCTTTGATGAACTGGATGACTGTGAGCGTTATGCCGAACAATTATCAGATAACGAGAGTGATCTGGAGTTGCAAATGATTGAGATTGAGAAAGAATTAATCGTCTATGCATGTGAGCAGAGAGATCAAAAGTATGCTATAATTACTGTGGACGATTTCATCATACCCCCTGACGATTTTACATGATTACGTTTGAGAAAGTTCGCTGGAAGAATTTCCTTTCTACTGGCAACACCTTTACTGAAGTCGATCTAACTGCTAATAAGACTAATCTTATTATCGGATCTAACGGAGCAGGTAAGAGCACCATCTTGGATGCCCTTACCTTTTCTTTGTTTGGTAAACCTTTTCGTAAGATTAACAAACCGATGCTGGTCAACAGCGTCAACGAAAAGGATTGTGAAGTTCACATCGAGTTTCGTATCGGACCAAATCAATTCAAAGTCATTCGGGGTATCAAACCAGCGAAGTTCGAGATCTGGCAGAATGGGGCAATGCTAGATCAATCCAGTAATGCTGCTGACTATCAGAAGCAGCTGGAACAGAACATCCTGAAGATGAACTACAAATCGTTCACTCAAATCGTTGTGCTAGGTTCGTCCACGTTCGTTCCGTTCATGCGACTGCCTCTAGCACAGCGTAGAGAAATTATTGAAGACATCTTGGACATTCAGATCTTCTCTGTGATGAACACAGCACTGAAGGATAAGATGAAAACTTCTACTGAAGAGATGCGTGATGCTGACTACAATGTTGACATGGCAGAGCAAAAAATCTCCATGCAACGTCAGTTGATTGAGCAGTTGTCTACCAAAGATGAGGCAATCATCAAAGACAAGCAGGATTATATCAATCAATTGTTAGGAGAAGAAGAAATTTGTCAAGCTTCTGTATCACAACTTAATGAAGAATCACAAAAACTTTGTAAAGATTTAGAAGAGTTGTCTGGTGCGAACAAAAAGTTGAACACTTTAAACAACTTGAAAGGAAAACTTACTAATAAGTTAACAACTTATAAAAAACAACATGAGTTTTTTGAAGAGAACGACACATGTCCTACGTGTAGTCAATCTATAACTAAAGAAGTTAGAGAACACAAAGCAGGTGTCATTAGAAGTCAAGTAAAAGAACTTGTCCTTGCTATCGAAGAACTTCGATGCAACATGTTGGATGAGCAAGAGAGATGTGACGAGCATACAGCACTCTCTAAACAGTTGAGTGATGTCCAACAGAAAATTGCTGGACACAATGCTACTGTTACTCGTATCAATAAGAACGTCAGGCAACTGATGTTGGATGTAGAAACATTACAGAATTCCAAAGACGACAATTCTGCAGAGTATGAGAAGTTAAAATACCTAGAGAAGGAACATGATGACCTGAAGCGTCAAGTTGCTCTCGTCAAAAAAGAACGAGACACTTTGCTTGCAGCAGGACACCTACTTAAAGACAATGGTATCAAAACCAGAATCATTAAGAGGTATCTGCCAGTGATGAATAAACTCATCAATCAGTATCTTCAGAACATGGACTTCTATATTAACTTCGCACTCAATGAAAGTTTTGAAGAGACCATCAAATCAAGATTTAGGGACATCTTCTCCTACGAATCTTTCTCTGAAGGAGAGAAGGCTCGTATTGATATCGCTCTGTTGCTTACTTGGCGCTCTGTCGCTAAACTTAAGAATTCTGTTGATACTAACATCTTGATCCTTGACGAGATCTTTGATGGTTCTCTTGACCAGAACGGTACAGGTGAACTAGGATGGATCCTTCGGAACTTCGATGACAATACAAACGTGTTTGTCATCAGTCACAAGGAGAGTTTGGAAGGCAAGTTCGACCGAACCCTCATGTGTGAGAAGGTCAAGAACTTCTCGGTCGTCTCCGAGACAATTGCAGAAGCGGCATAAGGGGGTCTTCGGACCCTCTTTTTTTGTATATACTATATGCATCAACGCAAGAGACCCGATGAACACCGCAGAAATCAAAGGTAACCTCGCCCGCCTGCTTGCCACCGAGAACCTGGTGGTTGAGCACCGCAAGGTCTCCACTGCATCTTTCAACGTGGACACCCGTGTCCTCACCCTGCCCATCTGGAACGCTTCTAACAGCGTCTACGACCTGCTGGTGGGTCATGAGGTAGGTCATGCCCTCTATACCCCCAACATCGACTGGTCCGAGGTCGCACAGGTCCCCAAGGATTACGTCAACGTGGTGGAAGATTCTCGCATTGAGAAATTAATGAAGCGAAAGTATCCTGGGTTGTCCAAAACTTTCTTCAAAGGATACCAGGAGCTTGACAACGAAGATTTCTTCTCGATCAACGACGAAGAACTGGACAACATCTCTTTCATTGACCGTATCAATCTTCACTGCAAGATTGGTGCCTTCTCCGCCATGCCTTTCAGTGATGAAGAGCGTGTGATGGTCAAGAAAGTTGAGGACTGTGAGACTTTTGATGATGTTATCGCTGTTTGTCGGGAGATTTATGCTCATTCCCAGAAGGAAAAGCACGTAGATGCACCTGTAAATCCCAACTCTGGCGCTGCTCAAGGCACTCCAGAACAAATAGATTCTAAAGAATCGAAGCAAAACAGTGAATCTCCAAGCACCGATGGCGCACAATCTGTGCAGCAAACTGACAGTGATGAAGGTGAGCAAGTAGAAGAAAATGCACCTGCTGGTGGTTCTGCTGGCGGTGATACTGCAGCAACTCAACGTGCTTTTGACGAAAATCTCCAAGATCTGGTGCAAGATGCGCCTTACTATCGTGATCCAGTGTATGTTGAGATCCCTAAAATGAATCTCGACAACATTATTGTTGACCAAGAGGTGCTGCAGAAGCACATTGATGCTCATTTTGCGGACGCTTGTCACAACCGTTACGATGATCCTGTTGCATATGTTGCTAACAAGTACAATGAGTACAAGAAATCTGCACAGAAAGAGGTCAACTATCTCGTAAAAGAGTTCGAGTGTAAGAAAGCAGCAGACTCACATGCTCGCACCACAACTGCACGTACTGGTGTCCTTGATACAGCAAAACTGCACACTTACAAGTACAATGAAGACTTGTTTAAGAAAGTTTCTGTCCTTCCTGACGGTAAAAACCATGGAATGATCTTCATCCTTGACTGGTCTGGGTCCATGTCGAACTATCTTCAGGACACAATCAAGCAATTGCTGTCCCTGGTGTGGTTCTGTCGCAAGGTAAACATTCCTTTTGAGGTTTATGCCTTCACTTATGAGTGGAATCGTCGCTTCCTTGACCCAGATGAGCATGACTATGATCCGACAGCAGTGGAAGAGAAATGTGTGAAAGAGGAGAACAAATTTGTTTTCCACAAGCGTTTTTCTCTCCTGAATATGCTGTCATCTCGTGCCAATACCAAGAATTTTGACCGCCAGTGTCTCAATCTGTTCCGTATTGGTTACTTCATGAACATGTATGGGGTCACTACACCTGCTGGATTGGACTTGAGTGGCACTCCATTGAACGAAACTGTCATCGCATTGCATGAAATCATCCCTACGTTCAAGCAAATGACTGGTGTTCAGAAGATCAACACTGTGATTCTGACTGATGGTGAGTCAAACAACATCAGCTACAATGTTTCCATCAAAGCTGATGGTGTTCACTGCTACTGGGGTCAACGTGCTGTCTCTTGTGAGGTTCGAGTGCGTGATCGTAAGACTGGACACGTTTCTCGCCCTGTTGGTAACAGTTATGGTGACTGTATTACCACTATTTTGTTGGAAAACTTGCGTCAGAACTACCCCGATGTCAACTTCCTCGGTTTCCGAATCCTCACTGGTGGTGATTTTTCGTACCTTTACCGTAATACATACAATGAAACTGCTGATAATGTTCTTAAGAAGTGGCGAAAGGAGAAGTCTTTCGTCTTCACCAAGCAACTTGGATACCAGTCCCTGTACCTGATCGCATCCACCGCAGTCACACAATCCTCCGAGTTTGATGTTGACGAAGGTGCTTCCAAGGCACAGATCACCAAGGCATTCAAGTCCATGCTGAAGGCAAAGACCACGAACAAGAAAATCTTGTCCTCCTTTGTCGATATGGTCGCCTGACAAACCGTCCATTGCCCCTGGTTTCGGGGGCACCCTGCTCTATAATAAGTTCATCAACGCAAGAGACCAATGCCTCGCTCCGCTAACATCGATCCCGCTGCTCTCACCCAGTACATCTCCGACAACTTTGGCAATGAGTTTGGTAGTCAAGCAGTTCTGAAAGCTGCTGATGAGTTTGGAGTCTCCTACCCCACTATCTGTAAGCGCCTTGACCAATACAAGGTTGGTTATGGTAAGTGGAGTCTCACTGCCCAAGAAATTGAAGCAACATTCAAAGCACCTGCTGCAGAACCTGCGGTAGAACTGAACCTTATCCCCCAGAAAGATGATTCCTTCGTCCAGTTTGGTGATTTTTCGGACATTAAAAAAATTATTAAGTCCCGTCTCTTCTACCCTGCGTTTATCACGGGTCTCTCGGGCAATGGTAAAACGTTTGGTGTCGAGCAAGCCTGCGCCCAACTCGGACGTGAACTGATTCGTGTAAACATTACTGTAGAAACTGATGAAGACGATCTTATTGGTGGGTTTCGTCTTGTGGACGGCAACACTGTCTGGCATAATGGTCCAGTCATCGAAGCGTTACAACGCGGCGCGGTCCTGCTCCTTGACGAGATTGACCTTGCCTCCAGCAAAATCCTTTGTCTACAATCCGTGCTCGAAGGAAAGGGAATCTTTCTGAAGAAAATTGGTAAGTTCGTTCAACCTGCTGAAGGATTCACTGTTGTTGCTACTGCCAACACCAAGGGCAAGGGTTCTGACGACGGTCGCTTTATCGGCACCAACGTTCTGAACGAAGCATTCCTTGAGCGTTTCCCGATTACCTTCGAGCAAGAGTATCCTACTCCTGCTGTTGAGGCACGGATCCTTTCAAAACTGTGTGACGATGATGAATTCGTCAGCAAACTGGTAGACTGGGCAGACATCATCCGTAAGACCTTCCGTGATGGTGGTATCGATGAGGTGATCAGCACCCGTCGCCTGGTCCACATCGTCCAAGCTTTCAAGATCTTCGGTAAGCGTATGAAGTCTATCGAAGTCTGCACCAATCGCTTCGACGAAGAAACCAAAACGTCCTTTATTGAACTTTACGACAAGATCGATGAGAATGCCGAATCACCTGACCAAGATGCATAATTACATCGGCAGTATTGCACTGCTAAACACAGGTCAATCAGTCAAAATCCTCGGCGGCACGGGTCTGGAACTCTATGTTCAGACCCTTGACGGATCCGTTCAAAGGTGCTATCATGATCAATTGAAGTACATCTATCAAGCATGACTTTCAAATATAATGAAGATGCTCTGTTGCAGGAGCTACGTGATTACATCGCAAGTACCTATGGTCAACACTATTCTGCTGGTAACGACAGCATTCAAACGTTAGACTTGATTGAAGCATGTGGTGATGCAGAGGCATTCTGCCGCTCCAACATCCTCAAGTATGCTTCCCGCTATGACAAGAAGGGCACTGCCCGTCGTGATATCGTCAAGATCCTTCACTACGGTCTGCTCCTCTTGCATTTCTCTGACAAGACTAACGTTACTGAAACATATAACCAATGAGCAAACTGATCCTATCTAACGACACTCACCAGATCCTGAAGAACTTTGCTACCATCAACAGTTCTATCATGATCAATGCTGGTAATGTCCTCAAGACTATCAGTGTGGGTCAGAACTCTATTGCAGAGTTCAAATGTGAGGAGACTTTTCCACAGACGTTCGGTATCTATGATCTGTCAGAGTTTCTGACAGGCATGAGTTTGTTTGACAGTCCTGTTCTTGAGTTTGCAGAGAAGCACGTAAACATTATCGGCAACGGTCGTAAGGCACGTTACTATTTTTCTAGTCCAGAGATCACTCTTCAGGCAGCACCTGAAAAGGATATCAAATTCCCTGGTGCTGATATTGAGTTCAACATTTCTTCTGAAGATATCAAAGCACTGAAGACCGCTAGCGTTGTTTACAGTCTTCCAGACCTTTCTTTCTCTTCTGTTGATGGAAAGATCGCTATCAAACTCTTCAACAAAGAGGATGACACCAGCAATGTCTATGAGCAGACTGTCACTGGAAACTCTACTGGTGACTATGACCTGATCATGAAGATGGAGAATCTTCGTCTGCATCCTGGTGACTATCATGTCGAAGTTTCTACCAAGAAAATTAGTCAGTGGAAGCATCAACGTCTTGATTTGAAATACTTCATTGCACTTGAGCCTTGACTAAAGAATGTGGTGGGTGTACTCTGTGCTGTCGTGGAACTTTAACAGTTCAGGTCAACGAACACAAAGTATACCCAGGTCATGCTTGTCCACATGTAGTCGATTCTGGATGTAGCATTCATGCTGATCCATCAAAACCAGAGATTTGTGATGCTTATCGTTGTGTTTGGTTGCAACAACCTGACATGCCAGATTGGATGAGACCAGACAAAGTTGGGTTCATACTGACAGAATCAGACGCCTATCCGTCAGCAGTAATGCTTACTGCAGATTTTGATAGTGGTCGGATTGACGGAACTGCATTGTTTTATGCTATTGATTGGTGTAAACTAAAAAAGAAAACCATGTTCTATACTGCCAAGTCTCCTGCGACAGGTGAGTATATTCGTGGTAATATTATGAATCATCCAGACTCCTTCTACAGGACAGGATCTATGGATGAAATTTTTGAACCTATTGAATTATTTAATGATGGATAAAAAATTCCTTTGGGTGGAAGAGTATCGTCCTCACAAGATTGACGACTGTATTCTTCCTGTGAATATTCTCAACGTATTCAAAGGTTTTGTTGAGCAGGGAGAACTTCCTAACCTGCTGCTCCCAGGCACTGCAGGTATCGGTAAAACCACTGTTGCGAAGGCGTTGTGTGAGGAGATTGGTGCCTCATACATCGTTATCAATGGTAGTGACGAAGGTCGCTTCCTAGACACCATCAGACAGAAGGTTCGTTCCTTTGCTAGCACTGTCTCTCTGACCGATGAGAGCGCCCACAAGGTCGTTATCATCGATGAGGCAGACAACACCACCAATGACGTGCAACTGTCCTTGAGGACCGCTATCGAAGAGTTCCACAGCAACTGTCGGTTCATCTTCACCTGCAACTTTCCTAACAAGATCATCGAACCACTGCATTCTCGATGCACTGTGGTGGATTTCAGGATCAAGAACGAGGAAAAGATGAAGATGCAAGGCAGGTTCTTCCATCGTCTTAAGCATATCCTCGAACAAAATGGGGTGAAGCATGACGATAAGGTTCTTGTCAAACTTATTCAACGATACTATCCTGACTGGCGTCGTTTGTTGAACGAGTGTCAGCGTCATGCTGCTGGTGGTGAGATCAATGTAGACATTCTTGTAGATATCGCTGATATCAATCTGGATGACCTTGTGAAAGCAATGAAGAACAAGGAGTTTACCACGATCAAACGATGGGTTACTGACAACATCGACAATGATCCCAACATTGTCATGCGTAAGATCTACAATGTTCTTTATGAGAATGTCAAACCCAAATATATTCCAGAGGCAGTGTTGATTCTTGCCAAGTATCAATATCAAATTGCCTTTGTTGCTGACCAGGAGATCAACTTGCTTGCATGTTTGACTGAAGTTATGTTGGGGTGTGAATTTAAATGATCACCACACTCAAGAACTATCGGACAGATGCGTATCTCCAGTTAAAGGAGACCATTATGGCTCCACATTTTCCATGGAATTTCTATGGAACAACCACTGACAATGAAGATGACCTGTCCTTAATGTCTCACCCTTTCTTGGCGAGACCTGGGCAGGAGAATCCATATACTAAAACGTTGAGTCAGCATATGCCCCATGCGGCATTTGTTTGTCAACAAATTTTGGGTATGAATGGGATAGAAATTCATATGTTCTATCGCATTGCTGTCAATTTGGTTTTTGATACTGAAGGTGTTAGTGTCAGACACACTGACCATCCATATCCACACGAGAATCTGATTGTCTATCTAAATGAGTTTGACAAAGGCAGAACCTTGGTGTATGATGGAGACGATAATGAATATGCTGTAGATCCTGAAGAAGATAAAGCTGTTATCTTTAATGGTTCTTGCGAGCATTGTCATGAAGCTTCTTCTAATGGAAGAAGAATTGCCCTTATTGCTACCTTTTTAAGAGATGAGTGAAACTGTATTGATGCGCCTTTATTCTGGCGAAGATGTTATCTGCCAGGTTAAAGAAGAACAAGATGACCGCTATTTTGTGGACAACGTTGTAGTTGCTGTTCCTATGGAACGTGGTCAACTGTCGTTTGCTCCGTGGTCTCCTCTTGCTAAAGAAGGTGTCACCCTTACTATCACCAAGAACTACATTGTTTATGTCACAGAACTGAACGAAGATTTGGTGGGTCAATATGAATCGTTGTTTTCTGTAATTCAAGCACCTAAAAAGAAACTGATTGTCTGATGAGTCTGATGAACGTACCAAGTAAAGAAGAACTTACCCATCTCAAGATCCAAGCAGCACTGCGAGAGCATGTGTTCGCTGAAGACCAGATGAAATATCTTGGAGAACGAGCAGGGCATCACTGGTATCTGGTTGCTGGTGAACATGAAGTTCCTGTGAGCGAAATCGAAGAATTTGAATTTGCAGGTTATGTCGATGAAGAAGAAAACTACTCCCCAGAATGTGAAGGAAGCGAATGAAGGTCTCTTCCATGCTACAATGAATTTGCCCGCTGCTGCTAGGCACTGTGGGATGACCAATAAGGAGATGAAACTCACCTTTTGGGAATATTTGAAGTACAACCATCCTGATTATGAAGTCACTAAAGACACCATTGAGATACCCAGGGGGGAAAAGCAGAGCGGTAAGCAAACTGTTCCAGTACCTCCCCGACCTTTCCCAGGTAAAAGAGTATCGTGAACCGTTCATTGGCGGTGGTAGCGTTGCCATTGAGATCGGCAAGCGTTATCCCAAGATGGACATCTGGGTCAATGATTTGTACGAACCACTCTACAACTTCTGGTGTGAGTTGAGGGACAATGGTAGAGAAATGCGTGACCAATTGGTGCAGTTAAAGTATCGCTATTGCGAACCTGCTTCTGCCCGTATCTTATTCCAACAAGCAAAGGGGAAAGTAAACGATGATAAGACATCCAATTTATCTCGTGCTGTTGCTTTTTACGTTGTTAACAAGTGCTCTTTTTCTGGTCTCACTGAATCCAGTTCCTTCTCAAAGCAGGCTTCAGAGAGCAATTTCTCGATGCGAGGCATTGATAAACTCCCAGACTATTCCTTGATGATCAAGGATTGGAAAATTACTAACGTATCTTATGAAGAGCTCTTTACAGACAATCGAGACGTATTCACATACCTCGACCCCCCATATGATATTAGAGATAACCTCTATGGACGGAAAGGGTCTATGCACAAGTCCTTCGATCATGATGCCTTTGCTAGCAACTGTGATCGGTATGTTGGTCCTCAACTTGTATCTTACAATTCGTCTCAACTTGTTAAAGAACGATTCCAAGGGTGGACAGTAGGAGAATTTGCACACACTTACACCATGCGCTCTGTTGGGTCCTATAATACAGATCAAGCAGAACGCAAGGAACTCGTCCTAGCAAACTATGAAATGTGAAGTGACCCTATTCAAAGCAGGCACCGTCTTCAAGGAAGAGGTGATTGCTCGTGACTACCAGGATGCTAGGCAGGTTGCCCTTGCTCGTAATCCTGGCGCTACTGTTGTTGGTGTTAACGCTAAATTATGAGTTACAAGCTTACAGATTATCTGTATTCAATTAATCAGTCCAAGAAGAATATCATGGACGCTGACGAGGGTGCTGTAAAAGGTTACCCTCCTTTTATTATCAACAAGTGCATGTCGCATCATACCGATGCAGTCTTGTTCGCCAATGAAATGAATAAGCATCCTGAATTAGATAAGAAGATGCAATATGATTTCTATATAAATAGTTTGAAACCTAGGAAGCGTTACGCTCCTTGGGCAAAGAAAGAAACTCTTGAGCATCTTGAATTGGTGAAGCAATATTATGGATATAACCATAACAAAGCACTTGCCGCTCTACGGATTCTCACGAATTCTGATCTTGAAAAGATAGCAAAACTATTAGATACAGGCGGAACAAGATGAGCACTGAAATTGAAGTACAATGGCAACCTTCTGATATGGTGGAAGTGAGTCTGTCTGAACCAGACGATTTCCTGAAGGTTCGTGAGACTCTGACCCGTATCGGTGTTGCTTCTAGAAAAGAACGCAAACTATACCAGTCGTGTCATATCCTGCATAAGCAAGGTAGATACTACATTGTTCACTTCAAAGAACTGTTTGCTCTTGACGGGAAGACAACCAACTTGACGCAGAATGATGTACAGCGTCGTAATCGTATTGCTCAACTGTTATCTGACTGGGGTCTGGTCTCTATTGTAGAGGCAGAACGTATTGAAGATATTGCTCCTCTCAATCAGATTAAAGTTCTCTCGTTTAAAGATAAAGACGAGTGGATTCTTGAGTCCAAGTATAACATTGGTCGTAAAAAAACCGAGGTGTAGACAACCAATCTTAAAAAGTGTGGTAAATACTACCACACTTTTTTTATGTGCTCTTATAATTAGTAGTGTAGAAGGTGTGGGACTACGGTCCCCCTTTTACGCCAAAGGATGCCTTCGGGGTCCACACAAAAACACTCGCTAACTATAGGAGTTACTCATGAACAAGTACGCATGGGATGTATATTCCCCTCACTTTGTTGGGCTCGATGAAATCTTTCATCGCCTAGATAGTATGTCCTCCCACAATACTAACTACCCGCCCTACAATCTAATCAAGCATGACAACAGTAAGTTTACTATTGAAATTGCTCTGGCAGGATTTAAACCAGAGGAGATTGAAGTCTCTACAGAATCAAACATTCTCAAAGTTGCCACAAAAGATGCAAAGAGAGATCCTGATGTCCAGTATCTCCACCGTGGAGTATCGAAACGATCCTTTAGTAATACGTGGCAGCTCTCGGACGATCTTGAGGTCAAAAGTGTTTCGTTCGTAGATGGGTTGTTGGTAGTTGAGTTAAACAAATACATACCAGAACACCAGCGTAAGATTGTTTATGATATCTCTGGTGGAAAAGAGTTGTTACTAGAATAAACAAGACCTATGAATTTAACACCCGCTCCAGCACCACCAGCGCCGACCCCCGAGAATCCACCAAATTCTCCGCCTGAATCGCCAGGTACGCCAGGACCCCCACCTGCATAAATAATTTCATATCGTCGCCGCACGGGGGCAACTGGCAAAATCCAGTTGACGCCCCCATTTTTTTGTGGTAAAATTAAGTCGTTCA